AGCAATCGCAGCAGTATCACTAACATTAGCGTCAACAACTTTGCTCCACGCAGGTGCCGTAGCACCAGAGTTAACAGCCAACACCTGAGAAGCCGTACCAAGAGCCAACTCAGTAAAAGTACCTGGGGTGCCGGAACCTTGATACACAATAGAACCAGAATTAGCATACTTAGATACCAACTCGTTAGCCTGATTAGCTTCCAAAGCTGTAAACACAGGATAAATAATTGCACCAGGGTCATGGGTTTTGGCACTTGTATCGTCACAACCACGACCCAAAACATTCGCAGTCCAACCCGACGTAGTCGCAGGGTTGACAACAATCAAGTTGGTAGTCGTGTTATAAATAACACAAATCTTTTCTTCCTTAGTGGTACCAGGGTCAATAACAATAAAGAACGGGTCTGTGCCGACGGGCCAGCCAGATACGGCGGCGGCAAGGTTGATGCTGGTATCGCTTGAAGAAAGGGTGGATGAACCTAAAGCGTTAGATACCGGCGCACCTTTATAGGCTCTCCTGCTTTTACCGTTAACTGCCATAAAACTCCTAGTTTTCTACCGAACGCAAGGTTACTACAAGTGTTCCGTCAAATGCCCAACTGTTGCCATGAGCATCTGATGATTCCCATGAAATGTCGTCAACAATGACGGTGTGGGTGAAGTCCCCTATTTGCAAGATGATGACGCGAGGGTTGTAGATGAGGTCGTCAAAGAAGTTTTGATTGTCTTCAACGTCGTAATAGTATTCTTTGCCTCGAACCGTGACGGACCTGTGGAGGAGGATGGGGACAATGAAGAATTGGGAACGGTATGGGGCGACGTAGGCTCGTGCCATCCAACGGGTCAGGGTTGGGCCTGTGGAAGTAATGGTGGTATCACGGGTGAGTACGAATTTGAATGTTGCTTCAATGGCTTTGTTGTCTGAACCGTCAAAAGAGTTTTCGGTGTCTCCTACCGTGACCCATGTGCCAAGGTTTTCGTAGTCGCCATCATCTAGTTTCAAGTATGACGTGATTGAACCAACTAGCGGGGTGGAACGGGTGTCTACTTTGGCTACGAATTTGCGGTCTGGGATTCCCCATCTCCATGTGCCGGTTTCTATTTCTCCTGATGCCACAAGTTTTGTGGTGTCTTCAGCAATAATTCCTACACCTGACACGGCAAATGCTCGTTGTGTTAAGCCTGTGGTTGGGTCTGCGAAGGTAACAACTGTGTTGATGGTGGCAGTAGAGGTATACATGAGGTCGGTAGCGAAAGCTGGTGTGTTGGTTGTGGTGAACACGGACAAATCTAAACGACCTAAACCGCCCGATACGCCGTCGTAGTTACTCCATGTGAACCATGAGTATTTGTCATCTGAAGTGAACTTCTTTACTGTCCCCGATGTTGGGATGATTGCGCCTGCAACAAGGTTTGATTGGGTGTCGGTGGAGCAGTATCGAACGCCCTTATTTGTACCGATGAGGATGAAGCCGAGGTATCCGCTGATTGTAGATACTATTTCTCCTGTTGGTAGTTCAAGAGCTACAACACCTGTGTCTAAAGTGCCGTCTGATTTGATAGTAATTTTATAGATAAGGGATTTTTGTCCTGAGTACCCTGCTGCGTATACAGCGTTTTGTCCTGTGGCTACACCAACCCATCGCCATGCTGTGTCATCTATAACAATTCTGTCTGTTGTTGCCCCCGCACCAGAAATTTGTCTTAAATTTTTATCGTGTGCTCCAAACATGTAACCCTTAGCGGACCCAAGCATGTAGTAAGAATCGCTACCAGTAACAAATTTACTGTTTGAAATAATTGCAGGGTCAGTAGCAGGAATTACCTGTCTTACGCCATCAGACGGGTAAGCAACATAAATGTTGGTGCCATCAGTAGCCATAGCAGCAACGGTCCCTGTAGGTGCAGCCGTACCGCCAGCCTCGTCAACAACAGGAGTCCATGTAGGGCTAGTAGCAAACGGATTAGTGGTGAACTTAACATCACCATCCAAACTTGCATACAAACGAGTACCACAAGTAACTAAATGTTGAGTAGTTGAAGCATTAGATAACGACAATTTAGTGTCGTTCAACAACGACAACTCACCTTTAACCCAAGGGTTGATGCCTTTAGATTTGTAAAACTGGTAGTCCTTAGAGTCGGCAACATCAGAATAAACTTGACCAGCACCATTATGCCAAGAGTCTTGACCACGCCTCCACAAACCACCAGGGTTGATAGCTGCCTCGCCAGGGGCGGTAGAAATATCTTGCGAGTCTCGAACACGTTGTTCATATCCACGTTTGAAGTTGCCTGATTTTTGGTCAATCATGTATGGGCGACCATCAATCGCTACGGGGAAAACGTTAGGAACTAATACTGATGTTGCTGTACCAGAGTAGTAAGGGGGTGTCCCAACATACGGCAGGGTAAATGTTGTTACCGCCATGGGTTAAACCCTGCTAAGGAAAGTGGGGTATTGCCTTGTGAGTCGTGCAGCTTCAGCGGTAATACGGTCACGACGCAAACGAATAATGTTGTTAATTGAATTTGAGATTGAACCTGCTGGCACTTCTTCAGCACGGCGGGTGTCACCTTGTGATTCTGTGAAATTACGTTTCACTTCTCGTGGTGATACAAGCCTGATTTGTGCGCCCATCATCAGGATATCTTCAGCTGTTGTGGGGAATCCAGCAATGTTTTGAAGGTTTTGTGCTTCGGTTGTGACGTTAGTAAATGGTGCTTTGTAGACAACAATCATTCTTCCGGCACGGACTTGTTCGTCAAAACGGATGCCGTAGCCAGCATTGAAATCATCGTTTGGCAGGTCACGGATGAGTCGGCAACGACGTATCTTTGGGTAGTCGGTAGCTAAATAGCGTAACGATACGGATACAAGGTCAATGATTTTGTCTGTGGTTGGCAAGTTAATCATGGACCATGTGCCGTTGTAGTCCAGTTCAAGGCTTTTGATTTGGTACAAGCCGTTCATAGGGCTGGATAGGTCGTCTATTTCGGCGTTGATTGCTTCAAGGATTTGCGCCCGTGGGAACTTAGGGTCAACAATAACAACGGAACCAGTCACGTGGGCTACAGCGGTTGTGCCGTTCCAGCCTCGTTCAACGGTTACGGTTTTGGTTGCGGATGAAACTTCCCATACATACATCAGTTCGGCATCTATTTGAATGACTCCACCTTGACGCATACCACCAAGGTCGTATAGGAAGGCAATAGAAGTAGCGGTAGTAGTCAAGGCAGCAGTTGTTTTGTTGCGTTCCTCTACTGTGCCAGACATTAACTGGCGAACAGTACGGTCAATGACTGTAGCTACTGTGGACATTTACTTCTTTTTCTTGGCTTCGGACATGGCAATAGCGATGGCTTGTTTGCGTGATTTCACGACAGGGCCACCTTTGCCGGAGTGGAGTTTCCCGCCTTTGAATTCGTGCATAACTTTCTGCATTTTTGCAGCAGCTTTTTTTGCAGCCATTCTTATTTCTTCTTAGCCTTAGCCTTACGAACTGGAGCCTTCTTAGAACCGTATTCTTTCATGCGGTCTTTGGCTGGTTCGGTCTTCTCGTGCTTCATCATGGCACTTTTTGACTTGTATGTTTCGCCTTTAGCTGACATGGGGACTCCTTAGTACGGGTACGTGTGAATCATAGCCTATAGTGGGTTAGGTTTGTTTTAAGTCTTTCATCAGTTGGGTTTAACGCCACAGCCTCAGACCCATGAAAGAACGCTTTGTCTGTGTCTCCGAGGTGGTGGGAGGCGACTGCCATTAGGTCGTGTGGTAGCCAGCCCCAAGCGTCTGCTTCGCATAGGTAGTCAAGTGGTTTTTCGGTGATTGCTAAAGCCGAGGATGCTGCATTTCGGCAAGCTAACCAGTTGTGTTGGTTGTGGTAGTAGAGGGCTAGGTCTACCCATGATTCACGTCGAGAAGGGTCTTCAGCTATGGCACGGTACAGGTGATAGTCAGTTGCGTTGGGTACCATTTTGGATAGGTACCGGTGGGATGCTGCTCGTTCTGGCATCCATGTGGATAGGTCTAGGTGGCGACTAAAATGGTATTGAGCCAAACCGTAATCCCCGTGGAAGTACAGTTCACGGGCTAGATAAAACTGGTTACGGTCATCCCGTGGGTCTTCTTCTACAGCAAGTTTGAGTAGTGGCAGGTATTGGCTGCGAGACTTTGTATTGTCTGGATGGTGGTGGATTTCTAAGCCTGGTACAAATCCTTGTTGTTCTCCGTTAAGTGGTTTGAGGACTTCATGGACTGGGTGTTTCCATATGTAGTCGCTTCGGCTGTGGATTTTGTCCCCTGCATAGGTTAAGCCTTCAGTGCCGTCGGGGTTCCATGACCATGTGTATTTGTATCGGGGTCGGTTAACGGTGGGGTTTTCTTTGAGGAAAGTTTCTAGGGCTTCACGCCAGCCTGGTTGGAGTTGTTCATCCATGTCTAACGCAATACACAGGTCAATATCGTCTGGCAGTAGGGACAGTGCGTGGTTGCGGGCATGGTCAAATCGCCATGGGCTGAACACTTGCTGATGAATGTCTATCCCTGTGCCGTAAGCGAGTGCGTAGGTGTCATCGGTTGAGCCTGTGTCAAGGATGAGGAGATGGTCGGCTTCTTTAGCGGAGTTATACCAGCGTTGAACAAAAGTTTCTTCGTTTTTGGCGATTGTGTATACAGCAATACGCATATGGGTTCCCTTCTGTTGGGTCTTATGGACCTAAATAATAGCCTTGAAAAAAAACAGGTCTTGCTGCTGCGTTGGACAAAATTTGGATTGTCCCATAACCGTCATGCTCGGCACATAATTTTATTAAATCACCTTCTGAACAATCATGGATGACAGACAAATTGGGTTTGGGTGTAACATAGGTGCCAGCAGCCATAAAGTTCTGTACGGCAATAACATCACTTGACGATGGCGCACCCCCGCCAGTTGCTTGCCGAGTTATGTATAAATACTTGTTCTCTCCAATAGTGGTAACTGTCCATGCAGCCTGCCCAATAAAAAGCCATTTACCTGCATAGCCTGTTGGGATTGTGCAAGTGTTGGAAGCAAATATATTATCTGCGTCGTATGTTTCTGTGCCTAGTGTTACAACATTTACGGTGCTGGCTGTGATTGTTTGGGCAGCACTGTTTGTTGCTTTGAATGATGGCATGCGACCCATTGTTTGCAGCCATTTAGTTCCGTTCCATATAAAACCTTTGTCGGTGTCGGTTTCGTATATCATCTGACCCTCATACGGGGCTGTAGGACGTGTCGTGGATGTGCATACACCAGGGCGTAACCCAGTTGAATTATTTGAGATAGCCATTACAAATCCTCCAACGGTGCTGGTCGTACGAGTGGTGCGGGTGGTTCTTCTTCGTGTTCCCACAGAATCAAAACATCTTCCGACATAGCCCATCCATCCGTGAAACCAGCATCAATTAGTAGTTGAACCATTGGTGGCGTAATCATGCTGAAATCTCCATAACGGTGATAGACGAAGTAGCCGAGTTGACTTGTGTGTATACAGTCCCAGTACCATTGGCACGAGCAAAATGTATTGTATATACAGTAGACGAAGTTGTAGACGGACTGTCTAAGTGCATAAACGGGACATACGCCACTACCGATGGTCCTGTTTTTGCTTGTCCATTAGTAAGAACCGTTGTTGAATCACGGACTAAACGTAAACCAATTTCACCTCCGCTTGTATCGTTGTAAAGACTTATAGAAACCAATACAAGAATTTTACTTGATGAAGATTTTGGTGTAATTGTTGCTGTGAGGCTTGAAGTCACATATGTAGATGAAGAAGATGCTGTTTGTGTGGTTGTTGTGCCATTTACAATTTGCAATACAGTTCCATTGGTTGGTGTGGCTGCACCAATAATACGCCACGCAGTACCATTCCAAATTTCTAGTGTGTCAAGGTCAGTGGTGTAAATCATCTGCCCTTCAAATGGCGATGCAGGTCGTGTAGATGAAGTGCAAACACCTGGTTTGATTAGTGAACTAGCCCCGATTTGTTGTGTGATACCCATTAGTTACAATGCCTTAATGATGTAGTTCAAAACAATAGTTGGTTGCGTGTTAAGGTGAGCATTACCACTACCATTTATTTTCATTGCACGAGCAGCGTTTCCTGTATTTGAAGCATTTGGAAATTCTGTTCCAGGTCTTCCCAAATATCCAGACTGAGTGCTTCCTGCCCCACCAAACAAAGGGTATGTCCCACTACCGTCATTAACACGAATTTCCGTTGCAGGGAGTTGAGCATCTGTCAAAGTGTGTGTTTCTGTACCGCCCGTAGCACCCAAAGTATTAGACGCAGTAAGAACCGTGCTAGTCAGTCTTGAAGCCGCCGTACCACCCATGTCGTCTTTACCTGCAACAGCACGACCACGCATATCAGGAATGTTAAAAGTAGTAGACCCATCACCCGAACCATAAGTAGTGCTGAGAGTTGTAAACAAAACAGGATATTGAGTACGAGAAATAGCCTGCCCATAGCACAGCAACCAACCGCTAGGTGCAGTCGCACCCGCAAATGGGTTTACAACACCAACAGGAACAGCATTAGCCATACCAAGCGCAGAAGAAATAGCCATCAGGCAGTCTGCCTATCCCAGCCCGTGATAGTCACCGTAACTTTAGAAGCCGTATCAGACAAACCCTGCACCGTTTCAGCCGCTTCCAACACCAAACCAGTATCCAACACAACCGTGTCGTAACCAGCAATCGGCAAGTTATACGTGAAGCAGTTAGCCGCAGTAGCCGCAGTACCACGAGCAAGGGTAATCAACCTGTCAACCCCGTCCGTGTTGCAAAGAACAATCTGCTTAAT